AGCAAATTATGCGTTGCTAGTAACCGGAGCATTGTGCGGATGACCGAGACTGACACATCCAGCAATGTCCGTAGCACCAGTCACGCCCGTTGAAACCACATTGAGTTTCACATAGCGTTTGATGCCAATATATCCGATCCACGCACACGCACCATCGGTTGTAGCGTCAAACGAGACGGTCCCGCTCTGCGTAACGGTGTCGGTGTCGTTGGCGAAGCCACTACCGGAAGCATCCGACGACCAGCACTGAACAGTATAAGTTCCAGCAGCACCGTTGGCTCCGCTGTTGAACGCCATCAGCGTTACGGAGTTGTACCCCTGGGTATCAACTTCGGTTCCGAGGGTGTCCGTATTCGTCGAGACAGCGGTGTCGTCCAAAGTCCCCGTGATTTTCACACTAGAGGAAGATTCTCTCGTAGCCATAGTTTTTATCTCCTATGGGTATTATGTGAGTAAAGAAAAAGTACCGCTCGGGCAATCGCCCGAGCGGTGTCATTGTTGATTAGGAAGAAGCACCCTTAATGAGCTTCACCATCGACTCGGCAACCATTACCTGTCCACCGACTCGACGACGAGCCAGGAACCGGACATTACCTTCCGCAGCCTGGGTGAGGTCATCTCTGACCACGGTCAGGGGGATACGGTCGCTGATACCGTAGCCTCTACGGAAATCACCGAACATGGCGAGTACCGATCCCTCGGCGGGTAAGGCTCCGGTATTGGCAGCGGTGAAGTCCGTAGCCTCCCGATAGGGATGGTTCATAATCGTCGTGGGCGAACCAGTCCGAATACCATCGCCAAAGGCGGGTTGCCAGAGATACTGGGCATCGCTTGCCCCGCCAACCGTCAACTGCCTGATGATACGGACGGTCGTCCGGTTCAACAGCCAGGAAGCGTTCGGCTCGTACTCAGACTTCAAGGTGTATACGGTTTCGATAATGCTATCGCCCGTAATGTTTTCACCACCATCCAGCGTAACGGAACCAAAAGTTCCAAGGCCAGTACCGACAGTCAGGCCCGTAGGCTTGGCGATACCATCACCGCTGACGAAGGCAGTACCTTCGGCAACACCGAACTGCTCGGCAAACTGCTCACGGAGCAGGGAGTCGAGATCAAACACGGTGTCCTCAAGGTCCTGGTTCGACACATCGACCAGAGCGTAAAGCTCGTGGTTCGGGACTTCGATCATCCCGAAGGTCAAGCCAGTTGTCGGGGAGCGGGTTCCAGTCTCACCAATCCATTGAGCCGAGAAGCTGCCAGGGCGTGTGGGGAACTTCGAGGTCCGAGCCGAAGTGGAGCGGACATTAGCTACCTCACGAATAGGCGAGAACTCGGTTACGGTTGACAACATATCCTGGACGAATTCAGCCGGAGCCAAGTATCCACCAGTCGTGTCGTTCGAGGCGATAAGAGCTTTCTCCTTCAGGCCATCGTCCATGCCCTGTATCCCCTTGCGGAGATAAGAGTCGAACGCTGACTTCTGAATGTCAGCGTCAGATTCTTCCTCGACGGAAGTCGTAGCAAGCTCAGGAGCGTTGTTCTTCGCCTCAAGATCAGCGAACTTCTCGTTCCAGGCTGCTTCCTGCTTGTCGAGATCGGCGTGGATCTTTTCCATCTTCTCCTCAAAGATGGATTCAGCCAGCTTCTTCCCGACCTCATCGTTCTGGGTTTCGAGGGTCTTTTTCATCTCCTCGAAAGCGGTCTGCATCTTTTCAGATACATCCCTGATTTCAGTAGTTTCACTCATGTCTATCACTCGTTCTTTTCTAAGGGAATGAAATCATCTAAGAAAGCAAATGCAGATTTAACATCCGCAACATCACCAGTCGGATCGGGTTCGTTCGATTCCTCGGAGTTGAGCCAGTCAAAGGGGGCTGCTGCCCGAGTTTGATTAGCGTCCAGGGCCGAACGAAGGTCGTCAAGGTGTTCTGGTTCACAATGTTGAAGCATCTCAATCATTGATCGAATCTGGTCGTCAAGGCTCACGCTGGACTGCCACGGCGGGGTCCTGTCGAGCCTGGAATAATATCTATCTAAATGGTTACGAATCGCACCCTTGTCGTCGGTCGGGATGTCCACCCCGCCACGAGCACCCTGGAGTGCAGCAGCAGCAGCGTAAACACCTCGGGGGATCGCCTTGAGGGAGCCATCAATGACATCCGCATAAGGGAGCTTGTAAGCCCCGAAGTTCTCGTCGTCGGCCTTGTCGTACCAAAGGAAAGCTCTTTTGTACTTGGTCGTTGGTCCGTCCTCGGCTCCGGCCCACTCTCGTACCCGCTTCAAGGCTGCGGATGAGTCCCATGAGAGAGAGTCGTCGGCCATAGGCAAGTTCTGATAAGGAGTTACGGACTTGACCTTGCGTACCTGGGCAGCGGGGTTGGCGGGGAAAGTAACCAGCGAAACCTCCCAGAGGTCGATCTCCTTGAGGTTGCGGGTCCCGTTCTCCGGATTCACCGTGTCTTTAATCACTCGGAAACCAATGCTCATGCCCGTAACGATTTGAGCTTTCAAAAGCTCCAGGGCATCCTTCGCTCGGGACACACCCAAGGCGAGAGTCCCCTTAACCTTTAGGCCCCGCTTATCTTCCTCGGCCTCGACAAATCCAATCGGCTCGGTCTTATCGTGCTGCCACAGGAGCGGGAACTTGCCTTTTTTACGGTTAAGAGTCCGCTTGAAAGCACCAGGCTCGACAACTTCGTCCTGGAGATCCTTCTTGTTGAATACGCTGGCGTGTCCGGTGAACACGCCCTCGATCTCACCATCGGCTTTTATCTCGATGGCGAAGCTCGGACGGTCGCCCGATTCATAACAAGTTGGTTCTTTAATTTCCATCAGATCCATTTTTTCTCCTTGCCCCATCCCTATAATTGTTCGACCGAAATTATTTTTCAACGATTAAGTCGAGTAGATTTGTGTGCAGCGACAATTTATCACCTCGTCCGCTCCGGCTCCAAGCGACGAATCACCAGGCCACATGAGCTTTACATTGCTCGGCGGGATGACGAACGGCTCGTCAAATTTCTTTACCTGCCCACCGACACCGAAGGGCTGAGGGTGGTGCGAGTTCCGTGTGCGGGTGTCCTCAATCGCAAGCCAGGTCTTAGTTCGAGCCACGCCGACCATCTTCGCTCCCTGGTGTGCTCCGGCATTTGAAGCGTTAATAACCTCGGTCCTTGCGACCGTCTCCGCTCGGTTCGGGTAAATGTCATCGAGATAACCGTCTATACGGTTAGAAATCTGACGGACATCCTCGCCAGCGTTGGTTCCCTTGAGCAACTGATCCCGCACCCGCTTCCTGGTTACATTGTCAATCCCGACGATGCGGGTCGCTGAAATCTCGGCGACATAGGTTCTCATGCTGTCTCTAAACGGTTTGAAAACGAAGATGTCCTCATCCTCGTCGTCCTGTTTCCAGTCGCTCAGAAGCATGGCCTTCTCCAGCATCTTCGGGTTGGGAACCTCTAAACCCTTGGGCAGCGAGCGGATTGTTCTCCTGGCGAAGTGCTCCCCGACCTCCATGTAGAGATCGTCGTAGTCCCGCTCCCATTGTTTGTAGTCAGCCTTGAGGACCTTATCCAGGGCTTCTTCCATCCCTGCCACGGTCGATTGCTTCGAGATCGCCTCGACGATATGACGCTTTTCTTCACGCAGCCTACCCGCAAACCGCAGGTCCCACCGCTCGAAGAACTGACCTCTATCGTGGTCAAACGCCTTTCCATGTGCCACCTGTTCCTCTACGGTCGATAGATTAAACGCTTTGAATTTGGGTTCGATCTCCTTAGCTGGCGGGGCTGCGGGTGCTGGTGCGGGGGTCGGAGGCTCCGGCATCTCGCCGTCCATCGGCAACGGCATCGTTGTGCCAGGCCCGAGGACATCACCGTCCGGCGTAATGATTACGCCACGGTTAGTGATGATTGATCCCCCCGCATCGCTGTCCAGCTTGGCGAGGCCAGTCGCCTCACGCTTTTCGTTGATTGTCATCCAGTCCGCACCGCCAACACGCTTCCATTGGAGAGCACGATCTTCC